CAGCGTGGTGAACGGGGTCAGCGTCGGGCTGATATTCGAGATCACGTCGCTGATGTCTTCCTTCTTGCCAACCTGATCGTACGTCTTGAATGCGGTATTGCTCATGGTGTTATGTTCCTAAATGGAGAGAGAGAGATTAGTCCTGCGCCCAACGTGCCAAGAAGGCTTCCGCTGCGTCATCCGTAGTGCCCGAAGCTTTCAATCGCTTCATCTGGGCTGCGGCCTTGTTGACCTGGACATCTCGACCTGAGGTAGTCTTGGTGGTCTTGAGGACCTTCTTCGGTGTCACAACTTTCTTCTTCGTGACAACGGCCTTAGCCTTATCGTGGTTCATGGCCTTGTGGATCAATTGGATTGCCACAGGGTCCACCAACTCATTGATCATCGCCTCCGGGAGACCTTGGGAGATCGCGTATTCACGCACGGAGTTGTATGTGGCTTGGTTCCAGCCGGGGATCTTTTCCTTCAGTACCTTGACGGCCTCTTTGGCCTGGGTCTGGAGGAAGGTTTGGCGCTGCGCATTCGCATCCTTCACGAACGTGTCAGCTTCCTGAGAGATGAACTGAAAGTCTTCATAGGCAGCTTGGGCCTCAGCACGAAGGGCAGCGAACTGATCGCCATCCAACTGCTTGCTTGCCACGAGCATGTCAATCTTCGAGTACGGTTCCCAACGAGCAGCGGCCTTTTCATAGACTCGTTGCATCTGGGCTGCCAGCTTCTTACCGTTCTCTTCGACCTGCTTACGCTCTGCTGCTACTGCTTGGGACTTCGTCGTCAGTGCTGCTTCCTGACCGTAGAGTCGCTTCAGATCCTTGACGGATACCTCGTGCTCCTTGTCGCCAACTTTGATCTTGACCTTGACGTCATCCGAGGTATCTTTGGTTTCCTCGGGGGCATCCTCTTCTTGATCTTCATCGCTCGACTCGGAGTCCGTTTCTTCAGGGTCCGTTTCGTTATCTTCTTCGGGTTCTTGGTCTTCTTCAGCTTCAGTCTCGACCGTCTCATCATCGGTTTCGACTTCGTCTTCCTCAGGGCTTTCGGATACCTCTTCAGGGTCCTCTTCGCTCCATCGAGACAAGAATGCTTCTGCTGCGTCGCCTTCGGTGTAATTGAGGGCGGCAGCGGTGTTGCTGTCGACGCCCGATTGGGTAGTCGTGGTCATATTGGGTTTTACTCTTCAGTGGGTTTAAGTAACTGGTTCTTTTGGTAGACCCAGTCAGTGAGTTCTGCGGTGATGCTCTGTAGTGCTCGGATCTGGAAGTAAGCAATCTCTCGCTTCTCCTTGTCTTCCGGAGCACTCATCGTCATCACGTTGAGTTGTTCGTTGTATAGCTCGTTGATGGCGACCGTGAAGGCCTCTGTTTCCAGAAGCACCTCAGCGGCTGTGCCACGTTTGAGCGTGAGTTCTTCGCTCATTGGGGATTAGTTAGGGGAGACGATTGCCTTGGCAGACGCAGGATCAGCCGCAGCCATTTCCTTAGCCTGTGCCATCTCTTCAACAGCGATAGCAGCCTTGGACGTGACTTCGTATTCCTTGATGTCAAGCTCGCGTTGCTTGCGGACATTCTCGAGTTGAACCTTGAGGCGGTCGATGTCGGATTGAACCTGCTCGATACTGATGTGACCTTGGACCTTGGACTGCGAAGTCTGAGCAACGCTTTCTTGCACAGCGACCTTGCGTTCCTCGATCTCCAATTCCTTCATCTTGATCGGATCAGGCTGCGGCGGCGGGAGGGTCTTCGGATCCGTGAGGACCAGTTCGACCTGCTTGATACCCATCTTCTCGACGTACATCCGTGCGAGGTTGTATCGGTTCTGTTCACCAAACATGCGAGCATTGTTCGGATCCTGTCCGAGGACCTGACCGATACCTAGGATCTTCTGGGCTTCCTTCTGCTGCTCATTGGCCCCAAGGTGAAGCTCGATGGTGCAAGTGACTTCCTCGGTCCACTCCTCAACAGAGACAGGGACGAAGTTGCCAGCGACACGGATCACCTTCTGTTGCTTCTCGTTCTGGATGACCAGACGGTAGACCTCGAGGTACAGAGGCTTGATGAACTGGTTGGCGAAGTTACGGGCCATGATCTTCTCGCGTTGCTGCGAGAGGGACACGAGACCTTCGACCATTCCCTGTGCGTTCTGCTTCGACAGGGCGTCCTTATTGAGCCCTTGGGACAGCTTCGAGACACCAGTGACCTCTTCCTTCTCCTCATCGAGAAGCTGGAGCGTCTGGAACACGAAGGGGTTCAGCCCAGGCTGCGGGAGCGGGATCAGGCCATCAGGACGGGTAACGTTGACCAGACCACCAATGCGGTTCTCTAGGAGTTCCTTGGGGTTCGTCAGGGCACCCTTAACCACCATCATGCGGGGGTTATTGGTGATGACCGTGTGGTCCAGAATGCCTCGAGTCAGCACAGTCCGTGCGTTCTGCGTGGGGATCACTCGGGCCGCATAGTTCGAACCATAGAATGCATGGGGAACCGGAGTCGGACAGAAGTGCAGGAACGGCTTCTTCTCTACCTGTTCCTTGTCGAGGATCACCGAACCAGCCGAGGTAACCTTCCAGAGCTTCGTGATGCCCGTACCGTTCATGTCGAGGTACAGGTAGCTCTCGTGAACAAGGACACCCTCGGAAGCCTCTTGCAACTCTGAGTCACTCTCGTCAAGCAAGGACGCGCCGATGTCTTGGAACCGCGTGATCTTCTCGGGGTCCATGTTCAAGGTATCGTCCGAACCTTCACCGCTAATCTCAGCGATCTTCTTCGGGTCGTAGCCTGCTTTCTTCAGGTCCGACTTGGTCTTACGGGTTCTATGGGATACGAACTCAGCGTCCTCAATCGAGGAAGCCGTGGAGGTGATCAGGAACTCTTCGGGAGGGATATTGACGATCTTGACCTGTGAGCGGTCCACCTTGCGGGTGAGCGTGCCTTCACAGAGGCCTGTCTCTTCGTCGTGCTCGATCTCGATCTTAACTACGTCAGGCTGCTCCGCGAGGAGGTCCGCCTGTTCGATAGGGATATCTTCGAACGTCTCTTCCGCTTCCTCTTCACACTCTTCCCAGTAGATCTTAACGATCCCTACGCGGGCGATAAGACCATCGTGGATCAGTTGGGAGAAGATGTTGTAGGAGTCATTCTGGCGATGGACAACGTAGTCTGCGTACTCAGTCGCAATCTTCATCGCATCGACATCATTAGCCGTCTGCGGATCGAAGGAGGCGATCTTGTTACCTGCGGAGAAGGTCTCGAGCAGGACAGCCTTGAGGGACTCCACGGAATCGAAGACATCCATCGAAACGTACTTACTATTGCCTGCGTGCGAGGGAGCGGGCTTGGTACCCTGGTAATAGTCCAATACGTTCTGGCGCTCGTCGGAAAGCTTGGAGTCGTAGTAGACCGACGAGGTCTTAATCTGCCTCTCGACAAGGACCGCCAACTCTTCCTTCGATACCGGCTTGAACTTGTCTGAAGCTTTAGCCATTGTTTAGGTTACTCGTGTGTTGTGTTGTGCAGGCGCGGGGTTTCATATCGCCTCAAAGTAGAAGTCGTCAGTAACCGTGATGGGGACGTAGTGGCCTTCGTGGATGAAGTTACAGATAGCGAGGGACATCACGCAGTCATCAAAGCACCCTGCTTCTGCCTCTAGCTTTCCATCATCTTTGACCACATAAGTCATCAACTCCCTGAGGGATAACTTGTCGTTGATCGTGATGGCGTCCTCACGCAGGGCTGCGCGGAGCTTGTCGATAATGAGAGGCTTAGTCTTGACCGTAGTACGGAAGCCGTAGGTCACAGTCTCCGCTTCAGTCTGCTTGTCCACTTGCGTTTCGAAGTAGAGGTTGGGGTAGGCAAGGTCTTTGCCCAGGCGGGTTGCAGTTAGGATGCCGTGGTTGTTGTTTTCCACTGCGATCTTGGCTGTGTTGAAGAAGTAGCCAAGTTTCTCTAGGACAGTCGCAAAGTAGTCAGGGTGAACCTGAGACCTATAGATGCCTACTTGCTGTTTCTTACTGTCGAGGATCTGAGCTACGGACCAGTCGCCACCTCGGACACCCATGGCAACGTCAGCGCCAATGTAGTAAGTCTCACCGGGCTGGTGGTGCCTATAGAGCATCAGGGATCCTCGGGCTGCCTCTTCGAACTCTTCGCTGATTAGCTCGAGCCTGGAGACCACCTCAGGGGATTTCTCAATGAGACCCTGGAGTTGCTGAGGGTTGAACACAGGGCGACCTGAGGTCAGGAAGGCTTCGTCAGCGTGGCACGGGTATTCCTGTTGGAACATCTCGAGACCGTTGACTGCTATCTTGCGGCGCCTGAACATCAGTTGCTGATCATCGAGACCGTACTTCTTGACTAGCTCGTCTTCCTCAGGAGTTCGTTCGAACTTCTCAGGGACTGGCATGCGGTACTCGGTCTGGATGAACCAAGGGATGAACACAGCCTCATATTCGTTGGTACCGTTGACTGCATTGGTCCAGATGTCGTGGAAGGGGTTGCCGATACCATTCG